TACTAAATGAAACAGTACCATTTAATGTTTGTTGTTCATCATCTCTTTCTTCTACATCTGCTGTCCACTTTATACCATTGGCAGCAAAGCTAACTAATTGTTCTGAACGTATATCTATTGTATATGTCCCATCATCTAATTCTTGGTTTTGATAAAAGTTATATAAACCTACAATACCATTTTCAATAGTAACACTTCCAGTATTTGTTTCTGTAATTCTTACATCATAAGGTAATAAACTTGTTCCAGCAGTTGGGTTAAATAATAAATCAAAATCATAAGCACCATAATCTCCAAAAGATGAATTAATAGTAAACTCACCATTACTTACATTTGCAATTGGTGTCATTACATCATAATCACCAGTTGTTGTTTCTGTTCCTAATTCTGTAACTCTTGTCCAACTTGCATCTCCAAAACTTGGTGTTTCTACATTACCTTTTTTTCTATGTAACCATATAAACAAATCATCAAATTCTTCATTTGTAGTATCATTAAAAAAATCATCTGAAAACACAATATCTGAACCATATCCATTTGCAATAGTGTATTTTGTTTCTATTGCATCTATTATAGCTTGTACTCTTAATGCGTATTTAAACTGCTTCCAATCAACACCATTTTGTTGTTGTGTACCACTTCCGTGTGGATATATATTATTTGTTGTTGCCTCTGGGTCAAATGTACTATGTGAACCACTATTATATATTAATCTGTTTGTATGAGTAATTAAAGGCACAACTATGTTGTTGTTTCCAGTTGGAAAACCTTGTAGTGTATCTCTTATATTTGCGTAATCATATACTTGTGAATTATCATCTAATGCACCTAAACTACTTAACAAGTCATCACCTAAAACATCTTTAAGGTTTACCGTATTACCAAAGAAAGTAATGTGATATGTGTGAGCAACATTGTTTTTTAAATCAACACTATTAAGTTTTATTTTACCATTCTTAAAAGGCAAATCATTTAACTCTAATCTTGCATCTGCTTTATTTCTTGCATCAAACCCAAAATCAATATCAAAGTTATAATAGTGCTGAAATATCTTATTATTTACACTTGAAGCTGGTACAGAAAATGTTTGTGTAAATTCCGTAAACACCTTTGCAATATCCTTTACGTTTTGTATTGTTTGTGTAAGTGATACCGTTTCATCTTTAAACAAATCAACTCTATCATTACCAATATATAATTGTAATCTACGCATTATCTAATGTTGTTTATATAATCAAATGCTTCTTCAAACTCTATTGTATATTCTATTAATCTATCGTTTACACTTGTTTTAAAGGCTACTGATGAGGTTTTAACTTTAACTGGTATGATTATCCCACTTCCTTTTCTAACAGTCGATAACCAAACGTATTCACTCAATAGTAATTCTTCAAATTGTTGGTTAGCAAACTCTGGATAATACCCACTGCTTAATGTGTGTGTTTGTTTACCTTGTGTGTTAAATACTTTGTTTGGTGCATTTTTAACATTATAAGTTGCAGCAGCAGCACTTGGGTATGTTATAGTGTTTGACTTGTAACCCTCATTAGTTCTTGAAATGTTTTTAGTTTCCTTTAAGAAAAACCATAAATCTTGTTGTGCCCCATATTTATTAATGTATATTATCTTATTTCCATCTCCATATTTTGTGCAATCTATTCTTTTTATATTACACACAACACCATCAACTGTTGTAACACTTGTATCACTTGAAGAATATGATGTTGCTATAAGACCATTTAAACTTGTAATGCTTGGCAATTTACCCGCAGTATTATTAGGCACTAATATTGTAAAGGTATCTGTATCTTCATTTATAGGTATTAAATAAGTTGGCTTTGTTCTTCCAAATGGTACTTCTGGGTTTGCACCCTCATCAAAAGTTCCATAGGCTTCAAATCCTACATCTGTATATGTAACACTATCAACTTCTGTACCTTGTCCATTTATTAAAGTATAACTTTTTATTACCGTTGAAATAGCTACGGTTTGAGGTACATATGCACTTTGATATTCTATCTCAATATAATCTCTTGCAAGTTCTGCTATGTCGAAATTAATAGTTTGAGTTGATGCAATTATAACTGGTAGGTTTTTTGTTAAAGTATATCTCAACGTTCCATCAATAGAAACTTCACATACAACAGATTTTGCAGTTACACTTGCTTCTATAAATTTAAATTGTGGGTTTCTTAATGCTATATTTGCCATCTTAAAAATCTAATGTTAGTGTAGCTATAAATAAATATAACCTTATTGTTGTGTATGTATATCTTTCATCTTTTGCGATGTACTCCCAACCAACCAAAAATCTGTTGTGTGGGAAATGAAATGCTATGCCTAATGTCCAATCCATAATTTATTTTGTTCCTAATATTATACCATCTTCAATATCCAATACAAATGCTTTTGATAAATCACCTGGTAATCTTTTTAACCCAGCTTCAAATGGTTTTGTAAAAAATAGGTTTGCTTTTAAACCTTTGTTGTAAATACTTCTTGCTATTAAATAAGTCATACTTTCATAACTCATAAACCTACCTTGCTTATCTCTAAACTGAAACCTTTTCTTTTTTAGCCAAGCATTGATACCTTTAGTTAAACCACCTTTTGGACCAGTACCACTACCATATTGAAATCTTGATAATGCCGCACTTGTTTCTGGATAGGTTGAGGTTTTACCTTTTACACCTTTATCTACAAATACACCATAATCTTCCATTAGAAATTCTAACAAAAAATCATCTTGGCTTTTATCTATAACGTAACTAACTGAATTATATAAATCACCTCCACCTTTTTTATCTTTGGTTAGGTTTGATTTAGATTGCTGCACAACATACTTACCATACTTGTTTAATATTTCATCTACGTTTTTAAACTGCATTAGCAAATGTATATATCATTGTAAATTAGTATAGTTATATCTGCTGTCCAACCAGCAAGTTCATTTTCAAATCTATCACTAAACGGTGATAATGTTGGGTCACCATCAAGTTGGTACATATCTGTATGCAATGAACCCATTCTTAACTTCTGTATTAGCTTGTTTAAGACTAGTAGCTGCGTGTTTAGAATATCTTGCTCATTATCATTACCAGTAAATCTATCTGTTGTTATATCCTTTGATTGGTCTACAATATCACAAGCTAAAATACTTATGTTAAACCTCAACACTTGTTCTTCTGCTGTAACACTATTTACAATCATATGTGCCAATGGGAATATGTCTTGCTTGTTTAGGTTTACTTTGCTTATGTCACCAATAGAAACTGTATTGGTAAATTCAGTACCTCTTAATTGTTCTTCTATTGTTGAGGTAAGTTGATAATACCCTCTTATACCTTGTTGGCTCATTTGAAATTTTGTTTAATTCTTTTAGCTTCTACTTCTGCTTTGTCTTTCATAAATGATAGCATCATAAAACATTCGTGTACTCCTAGTTTAGTGATATCTTCAAATCGTGTAATGTCTCCTTGAGCAAGTCCGTAAATTGAGTTATACCAACCCCATTTGGTTGAGAATTGAGATACTGCGTCAAGGCTTGTGTTTGCTCCTTGTCCAAATAATTCATCATAGTTTTCGACAAGTCTAGTCCTAAATTCCACAAAAAAAAAATTGATGATAATACCGCATCCATAGGCATATCTAAAATCTCTGCATCTCTACCTACTTTGTATTCTTCTATTGTGTATTTGTCTTTTAACTTGTTTACTACTGGTCTATATAAAACTGCCATAGCTTTTTCTATATTTTCCCAATCTCCTATAAAGGTATCTAAATCTATATACTCACCTAAAGTTAAATCATCAAGTTGTGGATGAAACCCATACTCCTTGTTGTTTAGTTTAAACTTTGTGACTAGGTTTGGCTTTTGCTCAAACATTTCTGTAAGTGTATTTACAATGTACTCACTATCATTAAATTTAATCTGCATTACATCTTCCAGCTTTACTTTGCAAAATATTTCTATAATCTTTGCACTTAAAAAGTTTTCGTCATCTTGGCTTTTTTGTATTTTAAGAAAGTGCTTATACTGCCTTAAAGTAATTTCACTTAAATCAGTTGGTATGGTAATATCAAGTTTCATATTTATATAACGTTTTTAAAATGGTTTTTTATACAAAGTAAATATAATAAAAAAAGGCACACCATTTCTGATGCACCTTTTAAACAAAACTAACTAAACAACTAAATCATACTTGCTTCGTGACAAGCACCAGAGCATACACCCTCGTGGTCTATTTCTGCACCACATTCTGTGCATTCATATTCTTTGTATTCTGGGGGGCTATACCAATCCATAATATTCTGTTTTTAATTTACCATTACGGTAATGTTCTACAATTACACCAGTTGATAAAGCTACTATCTTGTATGGTCTGATGCTTCTTTTAATTAGGAATTTATCTATTAATTTTTTCATTATTCTTCTATTTCGTTAAATACTGCGTGTTCTAAACAATCACCACATATTTCATCACTTAAATAAGATGCTTCAGCACCGCAACAATTACTATACATATTCTTTTTTTATTTCGTTATACTCTTTGATGTATTCTTTTGCATCATCTAAAAAAGTTGGTGCTATATGTTTTAATACACCTCTGTTATCTTCCATATACTTAAAGTAGGTTTCTAACCTCAACTTAATAGCATATAGCTTTTGAAATTCATCTACTGGTAAATTAACTGTGTCTTTCATATCTGTTTTGTTTTAATTATTTAACATACATTCTTGATACAACTTCTGCTGTGACAGCTCTTAAATAAGCACTACGCATTCTTCTGCAATAATCATCTTTAAACTTTTTTGGATTATCTGTAATAACATTCATTTCATTTGTTGTTACTTTTCCAGTTATTTTGTTTTCAAGTTCAATTATAAAAATCATATCTGTTTGTTTTTGTTTTTGTAAATATACAACTAATTATATGTTATAAACAAACAATTTAACAACTATTTTTAAAATAATTTATAATTAGCTAAATATGAGTAAGTTAGCTTATAAAGTAATTACCTCTGTTTGGATTTTGTAGTTGATATGATATTGCATATCTGATTGCATCAATGATGTGGTTGAATTTGTCTTGTGGTGTTTTAGACTTTTTTTCTAACCAAGAATAGTTGTTTAGTTCTTTGATTAAGTTGATACTGTTTTCTTCTACAATCAAATCATAATCTTGTAGTAATGCTATACCATAGGTAATTGAACCTTGACCTTTTATTGCTTTGACTACATTGCAACCTTTTGCCTTAAGTTCGTGTAGTAATCTTGGTTCAGCACTATCACCAACTATAAGATGGTTTTTAGCGTGTTTAAGGTTTAGTTCAGCTATTTGTGATGTGGTAAGACCTTTCAAGTAAAAGCATTCCTTTAAATAGATTATCTTGTTATTTGTATCTATGTTAGTTTCCACCAAACTGTTCTCATCTGCTGCAAAACCATAATCTTGACCAAAGACACTTACACCTACTTTTTTAAACTCACCTATTTTCCAATTAGTAAATATTACACCTTCTGCTTTGTCTAACCATCCACCTAACATTTGGTGCTTGTATTTCTCTGGTCTACGTTTCTTGATGTTTTCTATTTGCTCTAAATAGCTTTTAGATAGGTTTTCTACGTTATCTAAATATGTGGTGTGTATGTAGGTTGTATTTCCTTTGGTTGAGTTTGTACCAGCTTGTACACCTTTATCTTCAAAGAACCTATTGTATATCCAATGCTCTTTTGTAACTGGGTTTAAAATAAGTATTACCCTATTCTTTTGTTTGAGGTTTCTTACACTTAAATCTATCTTATCAAATATGTTTTCATCATTAAGTTCTTCTGCTTCATCCATTACCCAAGTTGTAACGTTTGTTAAACTTTTCAAATTTGCAGACTGGTCTCCACTAGAAGTTCTTATACCTTTGAATATTATCTTGCTACCAGATAGCTTATTTCGTATTTCATCTTTTGTTATATAAAAT